GGCGGAATCCTTCCTGTTTGCTGGTAATCGTGATCATTTATTGGTCTCCTCTTCAGGGGCATGGTCGCCCATGCCCCTTTTTCAGTTTATGCTTATTGACGCTTACGCTACCGTGCCGTCAGATCCCCAGATCAGCTGCCAGAAGCCATAGCCACCAGCGCATCTGGCCTCGGCGCCGAATTTGAATTTTTTGCGCATGAAGACATCGTCTGCCTGCGGGTCGATCTGCTGAACGAAAACCGGTTTTTTCCGCTCCTGGTAGATGAAGGGCCGGACCGGCTTGGTGGTATCGAGCAGGAACCAGGCGGTATCGCTGGTCAGACGGGCATCGGTCACCACCTGAATGGTGCCCTTGTAGGGATTGGGCTTGCCGTCATCGAGCTTATCGTTGTTGGCCAGGATGTTGGCGATATCCTCCAGCGCCGGGGGCACCAGCAGGATGTTAGGCGTGATGTTGAGCGGCCGGCCGTCGTCATCGGTAAATTTCTTCATCGCCGTGCGGCCCACACCCAGAGAGGCGATGGCCGCTGCCTGGGTCGAGGCATTGAGTTGTTTGGTGCCTTTGTTGGAAACCGATAAGCCATTGACAGGGTGATCGGTATCGCACATGTACTGGCCATCGAAACAGAGGTTGGCGAAGACGCCGTTGATCAGGTCGGCCACAATTTCATCGGGCAACTGCTTGGCGGAAAATCCCGCCATCTGCGCCTGGGGCGCGTAGATCCCGAGTTGATCATCCTCAATATCGTTGCGGTCCACCTCCACCGTGGCCTCAAAATCGTCGTTGACGATCGTGTAGCCAAAGGCGGCCAGAGCCTTGACCGACTTGTCGCCGATCCATTTGCGCATGCGGGGAAAGTTGCTCAGCCATTTGTAATCGTTTTGCGCCGCGCCGGACGGCACCAGCATGGCCACCTTCTCCCAGAAGCTGGGGGCGGCCTCGAAGGCTTTGTTAAAGGTCGTTTTCAGATTGACGAAGATGCTCGCCAGGGTTACGCCATTGACTATCATGGGATGCTCTCCTTATAAAAAGTTGATCGAAGTTAGATGATCCAGACGCCGTCGGTCTCGATCCCAATGACGGTTCCGGCCGCTGACCTGGCCGCGCTGCCATTGGTTTTGGCAACGGTCTCGTCATCAAAGATGTAGCAGGTCTTGCCCAGGTCGGCCTGGACGATCAGATCGGAGGCGTAGTTCTTGAACTTGAACGCCTTCTTCCTGCGGACCATGACCGTCTTGGCACCGGCGGCTCCGGTGGAATTGTCCACCTGGCTTTCTGCCCGGCCCAGATAGGTGAGAGTGGCGGCGACCGCTCCCGGGGTGGCATAGCCGGTCGCATTGGCCGCGACCAGGGCGCCGCCGTAGATCTTGACGCTGGCGGCCACCGGCACGGCAATCAGTTCGCCGTCCTTCATCGGGGTGTTTCTGTCTGCTGATAAACTCATGGTTCCCTCCTTTGGGTTGCAGCCGGTTGCGGCTTACTTGCCGTACTTGGCAATGTCTTCGGCGCTGTTGCCGAACATGGCGGTGATCTGCTGCTGCTCGGCGTTCATCGCGGTGGTGGTGTCAGGCGGCGTCTTGCTTCCCAGCCCGGAGGGATCGCCGATCACCGGTGAGGCCTTGCAGAAATCGGCGAACCGTTCCATGCCGCCGTCTTGCCGGCACTGGGCCTGATGATAGTCCTTGGTGGCCGGGGTGATCTTGCCTTCAGCCAGGGCGGTCTCGATGGCGGCGTTGATGTCCTTCTCCATTTGCTCTTTTTTGATGGTATCCATCTGCTGCTCGGCATTAGCTGCCCGGCTCAGGGCGGCATCATAGTCGCTCCGGGGCACGAACTTCTCCAGGGAGGGGTTCTGCATCTGGTTGGCAGCGGTTGCCAGGTCGGTCTTTAAAAGGGTGATCTTGGCCAGGGCCTGTTCGGTCGTGGCGTCCTCGGGCAGCGCCAGGGCTGCCAGTAGTGCTTTCAACATGGGATGCTCCTTGGGATCCATAGTCCCGGTTTGATGGTTGAGTGCCTGCAGATTGAGGTTTGGACGGTTGGTCAAGGCAACCGATGTCAGACCGGCAATCAGCCCGCTGTCTTTTTGATAGAGGATAACCGGGCTCAGATAGCGGTATTTCCTGCCGCTGATCAGCTCCCGGCCGGTGGGATTCCATTCGACCCGGCCCCAGATGGCGCCATCTCGCATCTCCAGCCCCTTGACCCATCCGGCGGCGGGCGCCGGTTCACCTTTGGGGGCTTTCAGTTCGGTGGCGTGTTCCAGATCGACCGGCAGATCCATGCCCAGGGACGCAAAGGCGTCAAGGATCCCCTGGGGCCGCGTGTTGTCCCAGGAGCGTCCGTCCCGGCCCCTGACTTGGCCAGCGGGGATCAGTTCCACCCACTCGGGGACGGCCTCCTGCTGGTTGCCGATTTCGAGGCTGTTGAGTGCCGCCTGCTGCTTTATTTTCATCCCCACCTTCCCGTCTCCTGCAATAGCGTTAAAACATTGTTTAAAATTTGCTGTGTTCGACTCGACCCCATGTCTCCGTACAATGTGACCCGCTACCCCATTTTTCGAAATAAGGGCGTTTGGCGGCTTTTCACTCCAGGTCGAGCAATCGCTCCTGAATGATCTCCAGAATCATCCGCCGATCCTTCTCCGCCAGCTCCATCTCCGTGCCCCGGTTCAGCGCCAGGTAGGGCCGTGCCGGGATAGTTACTTTGAGCCGCTTGTAACCTTTGGGCGCCCCGAACTGATGGATGGCTGCATATTTGATGTGCTCTCCCGTGCCGATGGTGACGCTGTTCGAGGTTGCCTGGCTGTGGATCGAGCCTTCCAGGTCGCCTTTCTCCCAGAGGATGCGCTTGCCTTGCAGGTAGCCTTTCCCCTTGGCCGAGAGCCCGCCGTCTTTCTTCCAGCCCTTTTTCCGGCCGAGTCCCATCATCAGGGTGACCGCCGACAACTGCTGCCAGGGCGTGCCGTCCGGGCTGGCCTGCCCCTTGAAATTCTCAAGCACCGAGCGCTCGTAAAAGAGGCCGATCGCCTGCATGGCCGGAGTCAGATCCGTGGACCGCTGCTGGAGGCGATTCAGCAGCTCGCGCACCTCGCGGTCATCTATGGTGACGGAGATATCCATTCCTGCAGCCCCATAGATTCGATCAACAGCATCCACGCCCTGGCGATGTCCGGCGGCATCCGCTGCATCTTCTCCATCATAGTATCGGCCAGGTGTTGCCTGCCTGCGGTGCCGACGTTGTAATCCCAGCCCTTGTCGGGCAGATCCTGCCAATTCTCGGGGCGGGTCGTTTTCTCCGGGCCTGCCGCCTCGAATTGTTTTTTCGTGGCCGCCATCACCCGGCACTTGCAGCCAAAACCATTGGGCGTGTAGTTCACCTGCCAGAAGGGATCGGTGCGCGGCAGGATGATGCCGTCCATGGCCTGGTGCTTGGGCCGTGGGTGCCTGACGCTGTCGTTGTGCAGGTACTCCAGGTATTCGATCCCGGCCGTTTCGAACTGTTGCCAGCGCCCTGCCTGGTAGGCGGTGGCGATGTTGGTCCGCCAAATCAAATCACTTCTCCAGGCCGGACCGCCGCCCTGCAATTGCCAGCCGTACTTCTGCACCAGCGGCCGGAACTGCTGCCGGAACTCGCGGATGTCAGTGCCTCCGGCGATCGCCTTGTCCACCATCTGCCGCAACTCGGTGAGCAGATCCGCCTGATAGGCCCCGGCACTTATGAACCCCTTGCCGTGGGCCTCTCCGGACAGCTCATCCCATTTCGTGGTGGGGATGTTGAGCTTGGACCGGAACCAGGCGCTGGCCTCGGCAAAAGGGAGCTGAAAGGTCCGCTCGAATGCTTCCTGGTTCACTCTTCGCTGGCCTCCAACCGGCCGGCCAGGTTGCCCAGCAGATCGAGCCGGGCCATGATCTCCCCCAGCTGCTCCGGATCGGTCTCGGCAAAGAGCTCGATCAGCCCCTCGCGGAACTCTTCCAGGGTCTCGACCTGGTTGAGCAGCGCTTCCGCTTTCTCAATCAATACCAGGGCTACTTCCGCCGTTTCCCGCTTGACCCAATTGAACAGGGCTGTTTCCACCGGAGATTCCTCGGGCTGCTCCATGCTGTTTTTGGCGGCCTGCATGGGAGGAACGGGTGGCACTGGAGGTTCATCCAACTTCGATGGATTTTCCTTTGCCGGGGCATTCAGGCAATCGGCGCCATCCTCCGGATCCGGCAGTCCCAACTTGTCGCGGACCACCGATTGCTCCACCTTGAGGCCGAGCGGCACCAGCTTTTCCAGGGCGGTGATCAGGATCTGGGTATCCTCCGGCTCGATCGCCTTGATGATCAGCTCCGGATAGTTCTCCTGCGGTCCCCAGTTGAGATCGATGAACGGCCGCACCAGGTCGCGGTTGATGGTTTCGGACAACTGGGTGGCGTCATCGTCGCGGATATCTTCCCGCACCTCGGCCTGGGCATCGTCGCCTCCGAGCTTGCCCGGGGTCCCCTGGGTGGTGGCGGTCTGGCCGAGGATGCCCCGGCTGACCTGGGCGTCGAGCCAGTCGGCCAGCTTGTTGAACAGCTCGTGGCCGCCGGTGCTCTTGGCGCTCTCGATAAACTCGATCTTCATCGATTCCGGGATCACCGCCGCCGCGTCGCTGCCCAGGTTGGCCACCGCTGCCTTGAGGATGGCGATGTCAATCTTGTCCGCTCCCGGCTGATACTTGCCCACCCGCAGCGGCATGCCGAAAACTTCGGCAAAGGCGAGCCAGTCCTTGACCGTGTAGTTCTTGCACATCCAGGCCCAGGCAACCACACGGGCCAGTCCTCCCCGGATGGGTATGCCGGTCTTGAGATGCGGCAGGTGGCTGATGAACTTAAAAGGGGCCAGCTCGATCCCCTCCATCAGATTACTCTCATCGAGCAGCCGGATCTGCCGCCGCGAGGCCTGGTCAAAGGTGAAGAAACGGGGATCGCGCCACTCGTATAGGGTCGGCATCCACTTCGATCCCCGCGACCAGATGATCTCGCAGACCGAGAAACCCTTGCCGATGGCGTCGAGCTGGTCTTTGAGCAGGCCCCGAAACCCGGCCTTCTTGACCAGGGCGCGGACCTCGTCGGCCAACTGCACATCCTTGGGCGCATCGGTCGCCGCTTCCACGGTCACCGGCAGAGAGGCCACCGCCAGCTTACGCTTGGACAGCTCGCAGCGGTAATGGAGATCGCGTTCCTCCATCTCCTCGGCCAGGGTCAGGTACTCGTTGCTATCGCCGGATGCAGCGCCTTGCAGCAGGGTTGCCAGCTTGAAAGGGGTCATGCCCGCCGCCACGGTGCCATCCCAAACGGTGCGGATACCGGTGAGGCTGGGTGCCGCCAGCTCCTTGGTCAGATGCTGGGTTTTGATCGGCCTATTGAGATGATCGTACAGCATTACCAGGTGCCCTCCATGGTGCCGAAGCCGGCGGTTGTGCGGATGTCACGGCTGCCCGGTTCAAACTCTCGCTTGCGGACCGGATGGTAGGCGTATTCGACGGTATCCATGCGGGTGGCGGAGACCGACATCGCCACGGCAATGGCCACGTCCCCATGCCGTTGCCTGCCGTCTGCCCCCTTAGTTTTGGTATCCGGCAGCTTGGCGACGCCCTTGATCATCTTGATCGCCCGGTAATCATCGAGATGGTCAGCGTCGCGGGCCACCTCAATGGT